CCCGTACTTCTACAAGGTCATGCGGGCGGGCGGGCCCCGTGCCCGTCTGGCTGTGAACCGTGTAATCGACCAGGTCAGCAAAGACATCACCTGAGAAAGAGAGCAACAAATGACCCTCTCCCGTGACGCCATCCTGGGCGCGGTCGACATTCAGACGAAGGAGGTTGTCGTCCCCGAGTGGGGTGACAGCGTCTTCATCAAGGGCATGACGGGTGCCGAGCGGGATGCGTTCGAGGCGGCGAACCAGGACGGGTCCGGCGGCCAGAAGCTGAACAACATCCGTGCCCGGTTCCTGGTGCGGTGCATCGTGAACGACAACGGCACCAGGATTTTCCGTGACGAGGACGCTGCGGCCCTCGGCAAGAAGTCGAGCGCCGCGATCTCCCGCCTGTGGGATGCCGCTGCCGAGCTGAACGGCACCTCGGATGAGGCGCAGGACGTGATGGAGGGAAATTCCGAGACGGCGCCGACGGAGGATGGCGCCGCTTCGTCCTGACCCTCGCCCGAGATCTCGGCATGACCGCGGCGGAAATGCTCGCACGGATCAGCGCCCGCGAGCTGTCCGAGTGGCAGGCGTTGTACCGCGTCGAGGCTGATGAGCGGAAAGCGGCCGAAGCCGCCGAGTAGCAGGAATCCCGTCGTTTTGGCCGTGTGGCACGGCTCCGTGCAGTGGGGAGAGCCGCGGCCATGGCCATTCGCAATACGGGTGTCCGGTACGACCTGATCGCCCGCGATTCCGCGTCGCGGACGTTCGCCACCGTGGGCAGGAACGCCTCGTCGCTGGAGAGGGGGCTGGGGAAGCTCGCGAAGGCAGCCGGTGTGGCCGGGTTGGCACTGGCCGGTGGTATTGCGGTGGGTCTCGCGGAGAGCGCGAAGAAGGCCGTCGAGTTCCAGGCCCAGATGACGAAAATCCAGACTCAGGCTGGGGCGTCCGCGAAGGACGTCGCGGTGCTCTCCAAGAGCGTTCTTGAGCTGGGAAAGACGACCCAGCAGGGGCCGCAGCAGCTCTCCGAGGCCCTTTACCACCTGAAGTCCGTCGGCATGGACAACGTCGATGCGATGAAGGCGCTGAAGACCGCCTCTGACCTGGCAGCGGTCGGCGGCTCCAATCTGGAGGCCACCACCAACGCCCTGGCCGGGGCGTGGCGTACCGGCATCAAGGGCGCCACCAGCATGGACGAGGCTGCGAAGACCCTGAACGCCACGATCGGCGCGGGCAACATGACCATGGATGACATGGTGGCCGCACTCGGCACCGGAATCCTGCCGACCGCGAAAACGTTCGGTCTGACACTGTCCCAGGTCGGCTCTGCGCTGGCCCTGTTCACCGACGAGGGTGTCGACTCGGCGTCAGCAGCGACCCGGTTGCGCATGTCGATCTCGCTACTGGGGGCGCCGTCCGGTGCGGCCTCGAAGCAGCTTGCGAAGATCGGTCTGACTGGCACGCAACTCGGCAACGCGATGCGGTCCAAGGACGGCATCATCGGCGCGATCAGCCTGTTGAAGGACCACCTGGACAAGTCCGGGCTGTCTGCCACCCAGTCGGCGGCGCTGTTGTCGCACGCGTTTGGTGGTGGCAAGTCGTCGTCGGCGATCCTGTCGATGGTCAACAACCTGGACGTGCTGAAGAAGAAGCAACTCCAGGTCAATGACTCGATGGGCAAGTTCGGGGCTGCGGTCGCCGCCCAGAAGAAGACTGTCGCGGCGCAGTTCGCCCTGATCAAGAGCAACATCGAAGTGGCCAGCATCCAACTGGGCAGCAAATTGCTGCCCGTGCTGTCGACGTTCGTCGTCTTCGTCAACAAGACCGCCATCCCCGCCGTGGGCACTTTCGCCCACTCACTCATGCGGATGGTGCCGGTGGACAGCATCAAGCGGGATTTCACGTCTCTGACCCGGGGCGTGTCCGACTTTATCGACGGGTTCTCGCCGAAGTCCCCGAAGCGGAAGACCATCACGCTGCCGTCTCCGACGATCAAGGCGGCGGCCACGACCATCCCCGGGTACCTGCAGAGGGTCCCGACGCTCACGGTCCCGTCGCCCACGATCAAGCCCAGCACGACGAAGATTCCTGGGTACCTGCTGGCGCCGAAGCCGGTGAAGTCGCAGGCGCAGAAGGCGGGCGAGCAGCTCCGCGGGCTGATCTCCGGTGGCATCGGTGACGCCATCAAGGGCATCGACTGGAAGACGGTCGGCTCCAGCCTGGGCGAGATCCTCGGCAAGGGCATCGACTGGCTGACCATCCACACCGCCGACATCGCCAAGAAGTTGGAAAAGGCGATGGGCTCCATCGACTGGGTCAACGTCGGTAAGGCCGTGGGTGGTCAGGCGCTCGGCTTCGGCATCGGTTTCATCACCAGCATGGGCCGCGAGTTGTTCTCGGCGTCGTTCTGGGCGAAGCACTGGTGGGACGTCATCATCGCCTCCCTGTCCTTCGTCGGTGTGGGGAAGCTGGCGGGGCCGATCGCGAAAATCTTCGAACACATCCCGATCCTGAAAATGTTCTCCCCGATGCTTCGCGGCGTGGAGAAGATGGCGGGCCCCCTCGGGTCCGCCATGAGCAAGGTTGTGAAGTTCTTCGGCTCCAGCTTGTGGAAGGGCATCGGCCGGATCTTCCCCGAGGCCACGGCCGTCCTGGAGCGCGAGACGGGCCTGTTCGGTACCCGGCTGGGCGTGTGGGCGCTGGACCTGAAGGCGGCTGGCGGGCGGGCGATCCGCGGGCTGGGCAATGGCATCAAGTCGACGTTCGCGTACCCGATTGAGAAGCTCGGCGAGGGTATTGGGCTCATGCTCAGGCCCTTCGTGCGGGCCGGTTCGTGGCTGATCCGCAGGGGCGGCGAGCTGGTGTCGGGGCTCGGGCGGGGCATCGGCTCCGCCGCGTCCGCTATCGGCCGGTTCGCGACCGAGCACGTCGTGAACCCGGTGAAGAATGCCTTCTCGTCGGCCGGTTCCTGGCTGGTCGGGCGGGGTTCTGCGGCCGTGTCGGGCTTGCGCAGCGGAATCTCCGCGGGTGCCTCCAGGATTGGCGGTTGGGTCACCGACCACGTCATTTCCCCTGTGAGGGGCGCGTTCTCGACGGCCGGTTCGTGGCTGTCGAGCGTCGGCGGCAACCTCCTCTCGGGGCTTCGTAACGGCATTGTCACGGCGATGAAGGACATGGGGACCTGGCTCAAGTCCAACCTGGTCGACCCCGTCGTGAACGCCGTGAAGCACTTCTTCGGGATCCACTCCCCATCGAAGGTCTTCGCGGGGATCGGCGGCCACCTGGTGTCCGGTCTCCTCAAGGGCCTCGCCACCAGCAACGGCCTCGACATCGCGAAGACCGTGTTCGGGGACCTGCCGTCGGCCCTGGCCGGGCTCGTCAGCAAGGGCCTGGTACACATCGAGCAACTGCCGGGCAAGGCCCTCAACGCGCTCAAGGGCCTTGGCAGCAAGGGCATGAAGATCCTGGGGCAGGATCTGACCGGCGGAGGGGCATCAGCCACCTCTGGCTCCAACCAGGCGATCGGCAAGCAGATGATGCTTGCCGCCGGGTGGGGCCCCGACCAGTGGCCGATGCTGAAGACCCTGTGGAACAACGAGTCGGGCTGGCGGTCCAACGCCCTCAACCCATCGTCAGGGGCCTACGGCATTCCGCAGGCGCTACCCGCGGCGAAGATGGAGTCTGCGGGCCCGGACTGGATGACGAACCCGGCCACGCAGATCGCGTGGGGCCTGGGGTACATCCAGCAGCGGTACGGCTCGCCGGGTATGGCGCTGGCGCAGTGGAACTCCCGCAGCCCGCACTGGTACGCGGCTGGTGGTCTCGCCCCGATCGGCCAAACGGCCTGGGTCGGCGAGAAGGGCCCCGAGTTGATGCAGGTCACCAGCAATGGCACCCGCATCTACAACAACCGGGACTCCATGTCCCTGGCGGGCATGCTGGGCATGCAGGTGCCCGGCTACGCCGCGGGTACCGTGGCGGCCGGCCAGGTGGCGTCTGCGACACGGCGCGTGCAGCAGGCGCAGGCGCAGGTCGACCACTACCGGAAGTTGGAGCGGGAGGCCCGCAGTAAGGCGGCCAAGCGCCGGGACCAGACGCTCGCGGAGGCGGCGCAGAAGAAGCTCTCGGCGGCGAAGGCGGAGCTGGCGGCGGCGAAGAAGCTGGCGACCGGAAGCAGTGGTATCTCCAACACGTTGGCGAACGGCTTCCTGAAGACCCTGGAGACCAGCACCGCGGCGGGCATCGCGTCCGCGATCAAGAGCATGAACACCAAGCTGCAGGCGGCCGGGTTGGGCGGCCTGGTGCCGGGGAACCTGGCCACTTCCTCGCGGCTGCAGTCGCTGGCGAACCAGCGTGCGGCGGCGCAGTCGAGGATCTCCACGGCGCAGCAGTACGCGTCGGACCAGTCCACGTCGCTCGGGGACTTCCTGTCCCTGAGCAACACCCCGTCGGCGTCCATCAGCAGTCTGATCTCGCGTATGGCGGCCCGGCAGAAGCAGGCGTCGGGCTTCGCCTCCGAGGTGTCGGGCCTGTCGAAGCGGGGCCTGGACAAGAATCTCCTCTCGCAGCTCGCCGACGCGGGCCCCGGTTCGCAGTTGGCTGCTCTGCTCGCGAAGGCGACCGCAGCGGACATTGGCCAGCTCAACAAGCTCGCGGTGTCGCAGCAGAAGCTGACGGTCAGCTTCGGTCGGAGCATGGCTGATGCCATGTACGACTCCGGCAGTCAGGCCGGGCGCGGCTTCCTCTCCGGTCTGCAGGCTCAGGAGAAGGCGATCCAGGCGGAGATGAACCGCTTGGCCGCGGGCATGGTCAACACGATCAAGAAGAAGCTCGGGATCAGGAGCCCGAGCACGGTCATGCGGGACCAGATCGGCCGGCAGGTCGTCCTCGGTGCCGCTGCGGGTGTGCGGCAGTACGCGCCGCACGCGACCCGCGAGGTGCAGCGGATGGCCGACACCATGGCCGCCGTCCGCGCCCGGTCGGGCGCGGTCCCTGTCGCTGTAGGCGGTGGAGGCCAGGTGGTGCACAACGAGTCCCACACCCACTACGAGATCAACGCCCGCACTGCGGACTTCACCCCGCAGCAGTTGGAAGTACTGCAACGCAAGGCGGAGGCCCGGCAGCGCGTGGGCCGGCCGCGATAAGGGGGATGGCCTGTGCCGATTTTTGCCGGGACCGTTGTCCCGACTCCGCCACCACCGGTCACGCCGCCTCCGCCGACTCCGCCGACGCCGGTCACGATCCCGGAGGTCGGCTACGCCAGCATCAGCTACATCGACCCGCATGGCACGGTGTGGCCGATGACCGACACGGCGCTTCCGTTCTACGCGCTGGCCGAGGGCGTGTCGGGGCTGGGCGCGGCGCCGGTGACGCTGACGACGGACCCGCTACCGCGTGGTGGTGTGCGCCTGCGGCACGTCCAGCCGCAGGCCCGCACCATCGTGTGGCCCGTACATGTGGAGGCGGACACCCACCAGGAGTTCATCGACCTGTGGCGGTCGCTGGCGAAGGCGTTCACGGACACCCTGCGGTACGGCCCGGGCGTTCTGGATGTGGCCCGCCCCGATGGGCGCCGTCGGCAGATCGAGGTCCGCTATCAGGAAGGGTGGGAGGGTCTGGGGCAGGCTGGCACGGGCATTTCGTGGGACAACGCGGTCCTGACGCTGCTGGCGGAGGACCCGTACTACTACGATCCTGTGGCGCAGGTGGTCC